CATGAGAGTTGTTGAGGAACTTCGTGTGAACTTCCTATGTGAATCTGTCGGCATTCCAGTCAAGGAATCACTAATCAATGGCTCTGAACTAGCAACAGGAGAACGTCTTTCCAAGACGGGAGATTGGGCAGGAGCAGTTGCCATGACTATCGCAGCGACTAACACGAATGGGCTAAAGCCTTTCCTTAATGGTGTTCGCAGGCATAATCGTCATTGGGGAGATTCTCTACTGGCGATAAGCAAGAAAGCATTAAAGGAAATGAAAAAATCCAGCAAATACACGAGTCTTGGCGATACTCGTGAACATGGTGGATTAGAGCCTGTTGGTTTTGCTCAGACCGAACGAATTGCGGAATGGGTTGACAGGATTGCTTCTTTCCCACCACCACCCCCACCACCACCAGCCCCAAAGGGTGTTCCTAGCAGTGGCTCGTTACCAAAGGATGATGTAGAGAAGAAGTCAGGCATTGGGAATAAGGGTGACTACACGGAAGCCAAGAAAGACGGAAACCCTCTCGGTAACATTTCTCCAGTTAGTGCTGGTGGAGTCCCATCGTGGGCAGAGTTACGAGTAGAGCGTGTGCCATTACCAAAAATGCTGAAAGGCACTATCGGTAAAAAGCGCATTGCTACAAATATGGGTCGTCGCCCCCGTCGTATGCACCGACTACTCACAGACCCAGCAATGAGGGTTTTTGACAAAAAGATAAAGGGCAGCGGTGGCATGGTAATCATTGATGGAAGTGGCTCCATGTCATTCACTGAAGAACAGATAGAAAAAATTATCAGTTACGCACCTGGCTGTACTGTTGCTATTTACAGCGACAGGAACAATGACAAGGGTTCTAACTTATGGGTTGTTGCTGACAAAGGCAAAATGGTGGAATCACTATCAGGCATTGACTATGGCTATGGCAATGGAGTTGACTACCCAGCAATAGTTTGGGGAGTAGAAAATCAAAAACACAAAACTTCTCCGTTGGTGTGGATCACGGATGGTGGAGTTTGCGGAAAAAACGATGGCTTCCATGAACTACTTTCCATGCAGTGTCTAACATACGCCAATAAGCATAACTATATTATCGTGCCTCACATTGAGGAAGCGTTAATCCAGTTGTCAAAGTTGGCGAATGGTGGCAAAGCCCAAACTGTTTATCCTTATCAGTTTAAGCAAACATGGAAAGCGCACATGGGTAATTTACCTATGCCGTAAACCTCTCCAGCAGTTGGTAGGGGGAGTTACATTATCCTTTAGTAATGTGACTTCCCCTAACACTGTTAGTGTTCATAAATAAAGTTTTGCTCTACAGGTAGCAGAATCGTTTACTCAAGGATAATGTAATAGGTGAATCTTTTGCTTAAAAACAATACTCAAGGATAATGTAAATTACTAGAAAGGCTCACTATGCCCAGCAATGAAATAACACTTGGTACTGAACTTGCTGACAAATTATTTCTCGTTTGTCTCTCTATGACTCACTTCGCCAAAAGCGTATGCGATGATCTAATTAACGACTCATACACGCCAGCACAGGCACAGAGAGATCTAGACACTCTCAACAGTTACGAGATTCCCGATATTCGTGAAGTGTTAAAGCAGATAATCGCTCTTAATGAAAAGGTAATGCAATGAACTTACTGACATTCTTGCTTCTCGCCAGTTTTGCATTTTTTGTTGCGCTGGTTGCTCGTGCGCTACTTGTTGCCACCGAACCGATCTATCGCTCCGAAAACTGCTCTATCAATAGCGCGAAGCGTCACAGAAATAGAAGATATGGCAAAGACTTCCAGCACCGACAACTGCCACTGGACTACGCCTGCCGTGTGGAGTACACGCGCAAGAGCCGAGCCGAGCAAGCTCACAACAACCACAAGTAGAACGAACCCGATGATTCCTGCCGCCATGCTGTTTGGAGCCCCGCTGGGTTTAACAGCCCGGGGCTCTTTCCTGGAGCTGCCGAAGTTGTCTTTTGATGACCATTCGTTCGGAAATTTTCTACTTGTTACCATCGCGTCGCCCTGCCTTATTAATTCAATAACAACAAACTGTTTCTCGTGGGAACTAATTGACGGTGGTGGAAGAGCCTGCTTGAGAACGTTTGATTATCTGATGAACACGCTGACGCGAAAGATCAAACTCATCTGCGATCTCTCGAAGTGAAGCTCCGCTAGATCTCATTGAATAAATCTGAATATTTCTTTCATCGTCTGTAGCTGGTCCTGGCTGGAAAGGGCCCCACTGCCAATGATTAATTTCTTCCATTTTTTTTACTCGATCCAGAGGAAGAAGATTTTTACGATATCTCTGTCGAATATATCCAACCCATGCACCAAGAGATATTTCATTTTCTTTATATTTTTCAATATGAATTGCTGGAACTTTTGAATTTCCTTCTCGCGAAATGTATTCGCCAAGTGCCCCTAGATAAGTATTAAATTTTGTGTTGTTGTCCATGCTGTAAATGTTAATCGAACATATGTTCGTCGCGCTTGTATGTCTGGTTCATATTTTGAAAAAATTACATTATCTTTTACATAGAATAATTTTAAATGCAGTTGACATAATCAACGGTGGTGGATAGAGTGTGTAGACCAGATCAAAGGAGAAACATGATCAAACAGCTACCGATAGAATCATGGACGCCAGAAGATGATGGAACCATTATCTGCTTCGAATGTGAAGCCAGCTTCGATAAGGCAGATATCTATGGGGACCAACGTTGGAGCGATCCCCTCTGTCTCGATTGTTACGAAACAAAAAAATACGAAAGGTAATCATGGACATCAACGAAGAACCATGGATGCTGGGCGACTACATCGACCCGAAGTCACAGGCGCGCATAAATTTAATTATGTATTCTTTGCCTTTTGACCCTATTTCTATTCTTAGAGAATCTCATGAGTCCACAACACTCGAAGAGCTCGACGCTGTTAATTCTACTAATTCTCGTAAATTTATCCAGACATGTTCAGAAGACATCCTCCACCTAATCTCCTCCTATTGCATGGAAGACCCAAGATTGTGGGACATCTACTGGGAGGTCATCTACGACGCTGCAGTAGAAATTGAACAAAAAACCATTACCGCCAACGAAAAGGAGATCGACAATGATCAACTGGGATTCTAAGAAAAAATGGATAGAGCTAGGCTTCGATGACGAAAATCAAAACAAAGATAAAATATTTAAAAATCTAAAAGAATCTTTACTTGGGGCCAAGATAAACGAAGATATCGCAGCACTGGTTGCTCAAGAAATGCTAGACAGCTCCGGCCCTGCTCAAAATACCGTATTTATCTTCACGGAAGATGACATTGTTGTTACGGCCATCCACGTGCCTTTCGAAGCTCTGGGCTCAGACGGCCCGGTCCTGGCCAGAGGAGCTAATGATAAATCAATAATTGCATGTTTTTCAAAAGACAAGATCATGGCAATGCTGGACAAGCTCGACAGCGACGACAGCGACGACCCGGCAGAAGATAGGTGGATCAAAATGCTTGACGAGCTAGCAGATCTGGTTAGATTTGAGATAAGGGTGAACCCACCAGAGACGTGGGAAAAACTATTAGATGGAGACCTATAGATGTCATTGACGGTGGTAGAAGACCAAGATCCAGGCACTCATTTATTCTGGGAAGATGCAGCTAACGCGTGCGTGTGGGAAATATTCGGAAAATGCAACCAAATTGCCGGGCACCTGGATCAATTTGAAAAAAACAGTAAAAATCTGTTTCCAGTTCCATTCTCTGGCCAGGCAGCTCCAGATAGTTTAAACATAATTACAGAATGTATTAAATTGATCGATAATCAATTCGAAGGAATGATTAATTCTTTTAACTGGTTCGATTCAGATAACGCTTATTGGGTTGAAGAATGGAAAATTTTAGGATCGATTGCTGCTGCGGCTGGTATAAATCGTGGAATTTTTAACTCACTTCCTCCGGCGGAACCAGAAGCTCCCGCTGCAGGCAACAAAAAAACAAAAAATTCAACCGATCATGCCGTAGGCGTCTTCATGTCCTGCGCATCAATTGCCCAGACTCTCGCCGAAAAACAGCACGACTATGGGCACGACAACATTGCTCGATTCGGAAGACAGGGTCTACTAGTCAGGGTTCATGACAAAATAGCGCGCTTGAAGAATCTCTCGATTAACTCTTCCGGCGAGGCCAGAAATGAACCGATCGCTGATACTTACATGGACATTATAGGATACTGTGCAATAGGCATGATGTGGGAACGAGACTGGTTCATGCTTAAACTTAGTTCGGACTTTAGAAAAGGAATCAAATAATGAAAAAATTAAATTTATCAGAAGCTGGAGCTTTAGGATTAATCAAAATATCCACCAAGGCCGCTGCCCTATTGGCGGTTATGTCATTTTTGTTCGGATCTATATTCTGGGCTGCAGTTGATATTTTTGCTCTTTATTCAGAAAACCAGTTTACCGGACGTATGCGATCGTTCGATATTGAATATTGGGATTCGATTAAAGGAACAGCTTTTGTTCTTTTAACTGCATCATTAGCAAACGTTATTGGCTCCCGCGCGACATCAATGATCACAGGCGAGAAGAAAGGGAAGTAAAAGTGGCAGAGCTTATACTTTTTTCAGTAGTCGGCGTCGCGCTTGGCATCTGCAGTGAAAGATTGTTTTATTCAATTAAGTCGCGCTACGCAGCCGCTAAAGACAAAGCTGAATTCAAAAAAGAAGTTATCGAATCCTGGTCATACATGGAGGACCCCTCTGGGATGGACAAAGATCTAAGTGATTTATTGAATCAAGAAAATTTAAAAAATCAGCAAAAATCGATCGATAGCCATCCGGCCAAAAATGTAAATCTCGAATACAGCCATCTGTCCGGCTACCTGGAAGACCGGGCAAAAAAGACAGACAAGAAAAACAAGAGGAACAAGGCCAGCGAAGTAGACGAAATCTACTTGAAGTTCTGGAAGTAATGGCCCCAAGGGAGCTCAGCGCAAGTTTAATTGCGAAGAGCTCAACCCTGGAGCCTGCTCACTTAGTAATGAAAGGGGAAATTACTAAGTGAGCCCCGCTACTTTACCACACGATTTTAGCTGCGCGCAAGATTAAATTCACGTCTTCCACATGGACAGCAAACAACCCCACCCCCACCGGCCGAAAAAAATTTCATGGAACTGTTTGACGGTGGTGGAAGACTCTGCTATGTTTTCAAACCAATAGCCCGTGAACGGGAAAGGTACGAAAGTACCAACCAGCATTGACGTCAAAAAGTTGGAATAGAATTTATTGAAGACCTCGAGAAAATCGTTGGTCTAGTTTGCGACGTTCTGGATTCTGGGAATTAATTTAAAGTTCCCCCCAGACCCCCCTCAAACTTTATGTTATTTAGATCTTTCTAGTTACGTATCTTTCTACGTAATATAAGTTGTTAATCGATAACTTTATTATTATCAATTACTAATTATCGTTCTCGTAAGTGACATTTTAATATTTTCGTTTTTTATTTTTTGCCCATTTCTCACGGCTAACTATTGACGGTGGTGGAAGACTTGCAGTAAAGTGTTCCAATGGGTAGAAAAAAGGGATCAGTGAGCTCGCACACCAAGGAGCAGCTAGACGCAAGTTCTTCTGTTACGGCAGATATTAAAATAGAGATATTCGAATACTGGAAACTGCGCATGAACAAGACGCGCCCCATCATGGACGCAAAGCGCGAGAACAGAATTGGGTGGGCTATTGCCAATTACGGCGTAGAGGCCTGCAGAGAGGCCATAGAGGGGTGTCTAGCTTCCGATTGGCACATGGGCAAGAACCCCAGCAAGAAGTTCTACAACGACATCTCTCTTATCTTCCAGGACTCCAAGCATGTGGAGATGTTTATCGAGTACAACGAAGCCAACACAAAGAAGTCAGCTAGGGATAGTTGGGTAAATGAATAAGCTGGAGCTGGCCGACATCGTTGACCAGGCATACGCCACATTCAACGCGGCACTCCCTCAAGAGGAGTTACGGGAGAAGGCCGTATATAGAGCATGGTACGACGTACTCCATGACGTCGAGTACCAAGAAGCTAAGCGCGCAATTCTCGACCTAGCCGTCAAAACAGTATTCTTGCCAAAACCAGGAGACGTACGTCGTTCCGCAATAAATAGCCGTATTGGAATGACCCAATTCGATGACCCCTATGTTGCTTGGGGTAAATTACTTACCATATCCCACGAGATCAACTCCGGACAGTTTCCAACGCTGAAGATCTCAGAGGCCCTATCCATCACCCTAAAGAACCTAGGACCTGGCGCGTATGGCCTGCATACCAATGGAGACAGAGATATGTTCATCAGGGTGTACGATCATGTAGTGCAAGAGCTCAGTGCCACTCACTACCAGATACCAGACAACAAAGATTGCCCATGAATAATACCCTAAAAATAATATGCCTATTAATGTCTAGTGCTTGCATAGGGGTAATTTCGTTTAGCAAATATCCTTTGGTAATTATAATGTGCCTAATATCTGCCATAGCACTTGCAGTCAACGCACTGATACTGGGCTAATGTTCTATGCATGAAGCGGAACCCAGGAAGACCAGTAGTCGTCCCCACTAAGCCAGTAGTCACATTGACGCTGCGCGTAACAAGGGAATTCAAAGAGAAGCTTATATTCCAAGCAGAAGCAGTTGACCTGACGCTCACCGCCTACATACAGGCCTTGGTAGAGCGCGATGGGTCGTAAAGCATCTAAGACAAAACATCTAGATTCCTATGTAACCCTCAACATCCGTATGAAGGGTAGGCAAAAGAACGAGATTATCGACTATGCGCGCAAAAAAGACATAGCTGTCAATGACGCTGTTCTGTACGCAGTGTGGGATTTCATTAGAAATGAAAAGAATATCCCCAGTCCAGGCCCTGCGCAGTTCTCAATTCCCACAATAGAAGAAACAATTCTTGCATATGTGCGCGGAGAAACACTCTTAGAACCGTGTGGTAATAAAAATTGTGCAAAAATAATTACCCAATTAAATGATATGCAATTTTGTACGACTTGTAATTTGCGTATTATGTAATTGTCAACAACAAAAATGCGAAAAAAATGATAAACCCGGATCGGCGCAAGCATTTCCGGTTTTTTAAAGAATGTGCCTCATAGGGTGGCCTTGATAGCAAATAGCATTTTGCCTAATGTTCGACCTTCTTTGTCAGTTTTGCCACATCTGTGCGAGCGTTGGTCGAGTCGGCTTAATCTTTCGCCTTCTCTGTTCTGCTGCCAGTTGCCTGCTAGTCAGTCCTGCCCATACCCCATGCATATCTGCTGCTGGGAACTCCAGTGCGTACTCTAAGCATTGTTCTCTAACAGGGCATGTTTTACATATAGCTCGTGCTTGAGCAATATATGTTATGTCCTTATGTTTCTTGGGGAACATTAGTTCCGTTTTTCCTTTGCACGC